GTCCAAGGACCAGACGCGCACCACGATGACGATCTTCCCCTGGCTGTTCAGCAAGGCCGCCATCGCGGAGTACGGCATCGACCTCGGCAAGGAGATCATTTACGCCGACCACGGCGCCCGGCGCATCGAGGCAGTGACGAGCTCGCCGCGAGCCCTCGAGGGCGCGCGCTCCACCTTCGTCCTGCGCAACGAGACCCACCACTGGATCTCGACGAACGAGGGTCACGAGATGGACCGCGTGATCGCGCGCAACCTGGCCAAGTCGAAGGACGGCCAGTCCCGCGCACTGTCGATCACCAACGCCTACGAACCCGGCGAGGAGTCGGTCGCGCAGCTCGCCCGCGAGGCGTGGGAGAGCGTCGAGGCCGGCCGCGTCGTCGACAGCGGCATGCTCTACGACTCACGCGAGGCGCCGCCCGAGGCGCGCCTCGTGGCTGAGGAGGCGCCGGCGGTCCTCGAGGCCGTGCGCGGCGACGCCCACTGGCTCGACATCGAACGGCTCGTGAACGAGATCCTCGATCCGCGGAACCCCGCCTCGCAGTCGCGCCGCTTCTACTACAACCAGATCGTCGCCACCGAGGACGCCTGGGTGACTCCACAGGAGTGGGACGCGCTCGCCGACCGCAACGTGCGGGTCGACCAGGGCGAGCCGGTTGCACTCGGCTTCGACGGCTCGCTGGCCGACGACCACTCGGCGCTCATCGGCTGCCGCATATCGGATGGATACCTATTCACGCTCGGCGTCTGGGATCCCGCGAAGACTGGCAACGAGGCTCCGCGCGCGGCCATCGACCGCGCCGTGCGGGCCGCCTTCGAGCACTACGACGTCGTCGCGTTCTTTTCCGACCTCCACCCGTGGGAGTCCTACGTCGACCGCTGGATGCTCGAGCTCGGCGGCAAGCTCTGCGCCTTCGCGTCCAGCCGCCACAAGATCGCCTGGGACATGAGGGCGCGCCAGAAGGAGTTCACCCTCGAGGGCGCCGAGCGCACTCACAACGAGATCACCGAGCAGGCCCTCAAGCACGACGGCGACGCGCGCGTCCGCCAGCACGTCCACAACGCCCGCCGGCGCCCGAACGCCTGGGGTGTCTCGTTCGGCAAGGAGCACCGCGAGAGCAGCCGCAAGGTCGACTCCCTCGCGGCTCTCATCCTGGCGCGCATGGCGCGCCGGGCCTACCTCGCACTACCCAAGCAGAAGCAGCGGCGCAAGAGGCAGAAGGCTGTCTTCTTCTAGACGACGGAGGCTGCATGGCGCTCAACAAACAGCAAGCCATAGAGCAGGCTCACGTCATGCTCTCATGGCGGTCGGCCGAGAAGTCGCGCCTTGACCGCCTGCACGACTACATCCACAACCGGCAGAGCTTCCTCTGGCTGCCGGCGACGGCCCCGGCCGAGGTGCGGCGCATCGCCGACATGAGCCGCGTGAACGTGCTCGGGCTCGTCATCTCCTCGGTCGCCCAGTCGATGTACGTGGACGGCTACCGGGCGCCGAAGAGCACCGACGAGGAACCCGCCTGGGATCTCTGGCAGCGCAACCAGCTCGACGCGCGCCAACTGGGCGTCCACCGCTCGGCGCTCTCGTACGGCGTCGCCTACACGACGGCGCTCCCCGGCGAGCCCGTCCCGGTCGTGCGCGGGATCTCGCCACGCAGCATGACCGTGGTCTACGGCGAGGACGACGAGTGGCCGATTTGGGCCCTCGAGCGCCGCCGCAGCGCGGCCAAAGGCCGGTCGCTCTTCCGGCTCTTCGACGAGTCGATGACCTACTGGCTCTCCGTCGATGACGGCGGCAAGGTGGAGTTCGTCTCCTCGGAGGCGCACGACCTCGGCGTCGTGCCCGTCGTGCGCTTCCTCGCCCAGTCCGACCTCGACGAAGAGGTCCAGAGCGAGATCGAGGACCTCATCCACATTCAGGACCAGATCAACCTCACGACGTTCGGCCTGCTCGTCACGCAGCACTACGGCGCCTTCCCGCAGAAGTGGATCGCCGGATGGGTGGCCGAGGCCGAGCAAGAGAAGGTCCAGGTCGCCGCCAACAAGGTGCTGACCTTCCCCGACCCCGATACGAAGATCGGCCAGCTGTCGGCCGCTGAGCTTGGCGGCTACGTCGAGTCGCGCAAGGACTCGCTGCGCAACCTGGCCGCGATCAGCCAGACGCCGGCACACGCGCTCCGCGGCGAGCTCGTCAATCTCTCGGCCGAGGCCCTGGCAGCCGCGGAGCAGGCCGAGCGCCGCAAGATCACCGAGCGCCAGACGATGTTCGGCGAGGCGTGGGAGCAGACGCTCGCCCTGGCCGGCACGATCGCCGGCTACGAGGCCGACCCGCAGGCCCAGGTGCGCTGGAAGGACACCGAGGCGCGTGCCTATGCGGCCACGGTTGACGCCCTCGGCAAGCTGGCGCAGATGCTCATGGTCCCCGTCGAGGAGCTCTGGGAGCGCATCCCCGGCGTGACGCAGGCCGACGTGGTGCGCTGGAAGGCGGCCGCCGAGAGCGGCGACTCGCTCGCCAACCTCGCGAACCTCATGGAGCGCCAGGCGAACGGCTTCACGGGCGAGGTGACGGCCTGAGATGGCACGCACCTCCGAAGGACGCGCGCTGACGCGCATGCACACCAAGCAGCAGCTCGCGCTGCGCGCCAAGGTCACGACCGAGGTCATGCGCCTGTACGCGCTCTGGGACCTCAAGGACAAGCAGTCCTTCCAGCGCTTCCAGAACGCCATGGTCGTCGTGGCGCAACTGCGCGCGATCGAGTCGGCGACGCTGGCGGCCTCGTACTACGAGCAGTTCCGCGCGGTCGACGCGCCGGCCAGGGCGGCGCGCGCCGCGTCGCGCGTGGCGCTCGCCGCACCACCGGTCGCAGAGCAGATCCGCGCCTCGGTCTCAGCCACGGCCCGCGCCGGCGTCTTCCGCGCCCTGCGCGCCGGCAAGCCCTACGAGGTCGCGATGCAGAACGGCCTCGTCGAAGTCTCCGGTGCGGTCAGCCGGCTGGCACTGCAGGGCGGCCGCGACACGATCGAGCAGGCCGTCATGCGCGACCCAAGCGCGCTCGGATGGGCTCGCGTTGCCAGTGCCAACGCCTGCGGCTTCTGCGCCATGCTCGCGAGCCGCGGCCCGGTCTACAAAGAAGAGACGGTCGACTTCGAGGCGCACGATCACTGCACCTGCGGCTCGGAGCCGGTGTACGAGGGCGCCGAATGGCCGCCGAACAGCAAGGAGTACCAGGACCTCTGGTACGACAACCATGGCTCCCTCAAGGACTTCCGCGCCGCCGTTGAGGGGCGCACCCAATGAGGCACAACGCGACGCCGGCACGGCGTTCGCAGATATGAGAACCCGACACGGGGAGCGAGACCATGCCGCCTGAGGACAAGAAGCAGCCGGGCGAGGAGCCCAAGGACGACCCGCAGCCCACGGGCGGCGAGGACGACGCCGGCGGCGACGTCGGCGCAGCGGAATCGGGCGACGAGGTCGCCAAGTGGAAGGCGCTCTCGCGCAAGCACGAGGCCCAGGCCAAGGCGAACGCCGCCGCGGCCAAGCGCCTCGCCGAGCTCGAGGACGCCAACAAGACCGAGACGCAGAAGCTCGCTGAAGCGAAGGCAGAGGCCGACAAGGTCGCCGCCTCCGCGCATGGTGAGCTCATGCGCCTGCGGGTCGCGATGCGCAAGGGCCTGACAGAGGCCCAGGCAAAGCGCCTCGTGGGTGAGACCGAGGAGGAGCTCGAGGCAGACGCCGAGGAGCTGCTCGCCTCCTTCGGTCACAAGGACGCCGCCGGTGACGGCGGCAAGCCGACACGGCCGAAGGAGCGGTTGCGCTCGGGTGCGGCTCCCGATGAGGAGCCCGACGAGACAGATCCGCGCAAGCTGGCGGCCTTGGTGCCGCGCATCTAGGAGTAGGGAGACATGGCGAACACATTCATCAAGGCGACGAAGGTCGTCAACACCGCTCTCGCCGTTCTCGAGCGCGAGACGGTCCTGCCGAACCTCGTCTGGCGTGACGCGGCCGGCGACTTCCAGGGCGCCTACGCCGACACGATCAGTGTCCGTCTGCCGGCCTTCACGACCGCGCGGACCAGGACACTGCGTGCCACCGACAAGATCACGATC